AAGGCACGCGCGAACTATGGTAAAAATGAGCAGGAAAATTGGGGCAAAATTATAGCCGATAATAAAAACGCTTTACGTGTATTACAGATTGAACGCGACAAATATTTAAAAGACGAAAAAGAAAAGCAAGACCAAGCAAATAAAGATAAGTATCAAAAGCAGCAGGATGAAATAAAAAAGGCAAAGCAAAACGAACTAACTAAGCGAGCCGAATTGTTGTCAATAAACAATGGAACCCTAGCCGAATTAATAGCCGCCGAAGATGCAGCGTTTAAAGTGCGCGAAGCACAGATGAAGGAGCAGGGCTATACTCAGTTAGAAATTAATAAGGTTAGAGATGCAGCCCTTGAAAAAGTAAGACAGGAATTTTACGCAAAGCAAAAATCAGATGAAGATAAGGCGGCTAAAGAAGTAGAGCAAAAATCTAAGGACTTAGCACAAGTTAAAAAAAGTATAAGCCAAGCAACTGCAATAAGTGAAGAAGCACAGCGAAAATTGGAGCTTCAAAATATTGCTGAGCATTACACTAAGCTTATTCAGGAAGCTAAGAAAAACGGCCTTGATTCAGCGGCATTGGTTAAGGCACAAGGTGAAGCGGAAAATGCTTTAAAGCAAAAGTTTAGGGAAGAAGATGCGCGCAAAGAAATGCAGCAGCAGATGAAGCAGCTACAATTTAGGCAGCAAATCTACGCGCAATTTGGCGACGCGTTATCTGCATTTAACGAGGCATTCGCAAAGGAAGGCGACGAAGCAGCACGTAAGCAAGCGCAAAGGGCTAAGGCTATCAGTATTAGCCAAGCTTTAGTATCTACCTACTTTGCAGCACAGCAAGCTTATTTGTCGCAGTTTCTTCCGGTACCCGATCCGAGTTCACCCGTTAGGGGTAAGATTGCCGCAGCCGCTTCGGTTGCTGTTGGTCTTGGTAACGTGGCAAAAATTGCTACACAGAAATTTGCCGATGGTGGTATCGTTTACGGACCAACGTTGGGATTAATGGGGGAATATCCAGGGGCTAGAAGTAACCCGGAAGTTATTGCGCCATTGGATAAATTACGCGATCTAATAACACCAAGCGGAGGCGATGGCGGATTTATAGCCAGCACGCATATTAGCGGCCGCGATTTGGCGATAGTTTTAAATAGACATAACAACGATTACTCACGGGGATAATGGCACGCAAATACTACGGAAGCTTTAAAAGCATTAATAACATTACCTACAAGGTAGAGATACACGACGCGCCAACGGGCAGCACCACGGCAGGGACTGAGCTAAAACTAGCGACTGATGGGTTTAGCCTAGAGCGCGACGGAGAGGGAAATAAGTGGTGGGATTCTCAGGTATTGGCTAGCCGTATAACCGCTGAATTTGTTATGCCTAATAGTACGGTACTATCGGATTTCCTATCGTTGCAAACGGAGGCGGAAACTTACTGGACTATGGTGGTATGGCGTGGGAATGATTTGTTTTTTGTAGGCCGTATTATTGCCGACCAAATGCAGCGACTACGCGAATCGTTGGACAGCAAGCCGATTATTAAATTAACGGCCGTGGATGGCTTAGAGTTGTTAGACGGTTATAACGTCAAGGCTAGTTGGTTTAGTTCGGATAATATTCAGGTAAACGTATTGGTAAGAAATTGCCTGCATGAATTGGACCTGCACGATTATTGGCCGTACTTAGGTAAGCAAGATTATTACCTATTTGATGCAATGAGCATGTATGCAGCCGATGCAACACGAAAGGGGTTTGATATGCTGCGAGTTAATATTAACACTTTTCTTGAGGATTACGATCCATTTCAAGACGTGAAGGCAATCGACCTAGCGGCTAACTGGTATTACGATTTAAACATGGTTACCTGTAAAGAAGCTTTAGAGCAGATCATGCAAATTTTTGGTTGTCGTTTTATTCATGCCGAGGGTGGCTATTGGTTCTATGATGCTTCCAGTTACAAGGACGTAACGCTTCCGTATCGCCGCTATAATTATACGGCCAACTACCAAGGCACGGGAACGCTTACGCATAGGCAGCAACTTGGAACCATACCAGCGCGGCCGCAATGGGCAGCTAAGCCGTCATTGTACTATCAGCCTGCTGTTAAATTGTTAACTGTTGACACGGAGCGCATAAACGCTGCAACGGTATTTCGTACACGGCCAAACAAAAGCACGTCAGCACTAGAGGCAGAGTTTACAGAAATTCCAACAGGCAGCACGCCCGACGCAGCACCCTTGAAAATCAAGGTAGTTGTTAAATCGAACTTTCCAGCGGTGCAGAATGACGCGCGCGTTGATTATGAGTACAAATTAAAAATATGGCTCGAAGATGGCTTAGGCGGTATTAAGATTTTAAACGGCGATGGATACTGGATAACAGCAACTAGCGTACCGAATGGAGTGGAAAAGGTTAGAGTTACGCAGATGCAAGGTAGTTGGGTGACGTATAAATTTGAAATGCAATGCACAACACCTCCTGCAGGATATAATATTTTAAAGGTGAAAATTGACAGCGTGCAAACGTTAATTAGCTTGCTGTATCAAAACAACTTACCCAAGTTATTGCGTCCTGCAAAACAGACAAGCACATGGAGTACACCTGCGGCGTTTAACGTAAGTTATTGGGGAAGTATTCAGGTGGCATTTGCTGAAACTAGCGACTACCAAAACCCCGATTTTGTTTGGAATATTTCGGAGGATTTCACGCCCAACACTAGTAATTCAGTAAACAGCACGCAGGTACAAATTAACCCAAAATATTATTACAGCGGCAATAAATATGGAATAGGTAATATATGGGCGAACGATGGTACTAAGTACGTTATTGCGGATGAGTTTTATGGCGGTTGGGATTCGGTAACGAAAGGCACCGTTACTAAAATGCTAGGCGTAGGATTGTCGTCATTGTATGCTGACTTCATGCCAGTGGTTAGAGGTACCTGGGTAGATTCAGGAAGTTATCATTTGATGAAGTCATTGTATTTTGACGGGTACGTATGGGTATTAAACGGCGTATCGTTTAACCCAAGGTTTGACAGGTGGGAGGGTGAATGGTTAGGAGTGGCTCCGGTGTACACCAATACCACCACAACAGGAGAAGGCTTGAGAATCAGTAACGAGCAGGGAGATATTTTGCGCGATCGTGTCAACTTAATCGAAACGCAGGTTAACAACTACCAATCTGCAATCAGTCACCAGCCTGCAACGTTTTTGGAATACCTTGTAAACGAGGCAGACGGCGCACCTACAGCACAGCCAACGCAGAATATTATTTGGGAAACGCAGTTAAGATATGATGACAGCACTGAGCAGGTTGTGTGGCACCTGCAGGAACATGGCGCGCCTATTAGCTACACAGTTGGAACGCATACGCTGACGAATGGTTACGAGCTTGTTATATGCGATAGCGCTGACGGCAACGTGGTAGTAAATTTACCCGATGCTGACGAATCACGCGGCAAAAAATATATATTTATCAAAACCAATTCTAACCACGTGGTTACAATTGACGCAGGAACTTTCTTAATTAATGACGCAGCAACTACAACACTGGGCAGTAAGTATGAATCTAAAACAGTTATGAGTGACGGGAATAAGTGGTTTATCGTTGCAAAAGTGTAGTTGTTAACTAGATTTATTATTGGCGTCGCTATATTTGTGAGTATGGCTGACCAAAAAATAAGTCAATTAACGGCAATAACTACGGTAGACGCTACCGACGTTTTGCCTATAGTGGACACGAGCGCAAACACTACCAAAAAAGTAAGCATCACACAATTGAAAGCCGAAGCCCCTGTGCAATCTGTTGCAGGTAAAACCGGAGCAGTTACAATTGAAGCTACTGATATTGACGCAAACGTATCTAATACAGAGTTCGGATATTTAAACGGAGTTACTTCCGCAATCCAAACGCAGTTAAATGCTAAGCAAGGATTATTGACGTTGACTACTAGCGGCACAAGTGGTGCGGCTACGTTGGTTGGCGATACGTTAAATATTCCACAATATAGCGGAGGCGGTGGAATAACCGATGGCGATAAAGGTGATATCACGGTAAGCAATAGCGGAGCAACTTGGACGATAGACAATTCAGCCGTTACAAATGCAAAGGTTGCAACGGGTATTGATGCTGCAAAAATTGCCGATGGTTCGGTAAGCAATGCAGAGTTTCAGTATATTAGTGGTTTGACTTCTGATGCACAAACACAAATAAACGCTAAACAGGACACTCTTGTAAGTGGTACGAATATCAAAACCATAAATTCTACAAGTGTATTGGGTAGCGGTGATATTGCAGTTCAATCAACATTGGTAAGCGGTACTAATATTAAAACTATTAATTCTACTTCAATTCTCGGTAGCGGAAATATCAGCGTAGCCCCTGCAAGTGGAATAAATGCAACGGCAATTGGAACGGGAAGTGTAGACAATACGGAGTTTGGTTATTTAGATGGCGTTACAAGTGCAATTCAAACCCAGATAGATAGCAAACAAGCGACCATCACGGGCGGTGCAACAACAATCGTAAGTTCAAATCTAACTGCATCAAGAGCATTAGCCTCCGATGGTAGTGGGAAAGTTACAGTAAGTTCGGTTACATCTACTGAGTTGGGGTATGTTAGCGGTGTAACAAGTGCGATTCAAACGCAGATTGATGCCAAAACCAATAAACTAATTACGGCAAACCGACAAACTGCATCTTATACATTGGTTGCGGGTGATGCCGATAAGTTGGTGGAGATGAATGTTGCAAGTGCTAACAATTTAACCGTACCCGCATCCACATTCTCCGCAGGTACACAGATTTTATTGGCACAATACGGAGCAGGACAAACCACCATCGTTGCGGGTAGCGGAATGACAATCCGAAGCAATGGCGGTAAATTAAAATTATCCGCTCAATATAGCGGTGCAACATTGGTATTTATAAGTGGAACAGAAGCCTATTTGTTCGGGGACATAGCATCATGATAATAGCAACACACGGGATAATTGCTTCGCAGATTGCATCATTTACAGGGTTGCTTGATTTATATCCAAACGCTGCCGCTGCATATTCAGTTCGTAAATTACGCAGTGCATATACTGGTTCTGCTATTCGTGTTCGTAGGTCAAGCGATAATACAGAGCAGGATATTGGATTTGTAAACAATGTATTAGATACATCTGCACTTGCAAGTTTTTGCAGCAGTACAAATGGATTTGTAACAACTTGGTATGACCAAAGTGGTAATTCAAGAAATGCTACACAAACAACGGCAGCGAATCAGCCGCAAATTGTTAGTAGTGGGAGTGTTGTTTTAGATGGTGGAAAGCCAAGTATATTTTGGAATGGGGGTCAAAGATTATCATTAGTAAGTGATTCAATGACTAACAATATAGGTTATTTTAGTTTTTTTGGGGTATCAAAATTAAACGAAAATACATCTACCACACCAAGATGGTTAGGTTTATTTTCAACGGGGTCATCGCCTACATCGTCAAGAATTTTATTTGGTAAAAATACGACCAATAACTATGGTGGTGGTGGTAGAAGATTAGATTCAGATTCTTTTTCGGGAGCATTTTCTTCAACTACTTATACATTAAATAGGGCATTAAATTCTATTTTATTCAATTATATTGATAGCAAATTGGATGCGTATTTAAATTCATCATCATTGGCGTCATCTACTACATTTCATAGTGGGGGTAGTACATCTGCCACCAATTCACAAACACAACAAATTGGGGCAAATGGTTCGGGTCAAGAAAATTGGCTTGGAAATATACAAGAATTAATTTTTTATACATCAAATCAATCATCAAACCGCACAGGCATTGAGTCAAACATCAACAACTTTTACTCTATATACTAATATGAACGGATATATATTTCACACCGAACAAGACGCAATCAATGCCCGTGAAGCGTGTGATACATATTACGGCATTCCCGTAAGCCCTGACGATGTTACTCAAAATTGGGTAGATTATCAGTTTGCAGAATTAAACGAGCCGCAGTTTTGGTATATAGTATTTGACGAATCATTAACGCCAATATTAGGGCAACCCACAGAATTTGAAATAATACAACCACCTCGATGAAACACTTAGACAACGACACCACCGCAGCCATTGCCACAGGAATAAGTGGAAGTGCTACGATAATACATTTCAGCCAAACTTGGCAGCCAGTAGCAGCGTTTGTACTTGCAATTGTCGGCATAGTATCGGGAATGTTTGCGATTATTTATTACGCACGTAAGATTAAGCAGATAGATGGCAAAGGCAAATAAATCTGTAGCTAGTACGTTCAGAGCTAAGCCGCGAAAGAAATTAGGACGGCATAAAAAACACGCAAATAAACATGAATCAAGCAAACCATACCAAGGACAGGGCAAGCGTTAAAGGTTACGCTAAGCCTACGCCAGCGAAGTGGCGCAAAATAGGCGACGGGTTATTACTGTTGTCTACCACATTGGCAGCGTTAAATATTTCGCATCCAACGCTAGCTATTGGCATACAAGTGACGGGGGTAATCGGTAAGTTTCTAACTAACTTCTTCCATGAGGACACCGCGGCGCAGTGAGGTGGAGGCAGCCGTTAAACGGTTGGGGTATAAGTGGTTCGAGAATGGCGACTACAATGTTAATATTGTAGGCATACGCAACAGCGCCACAGGTAGCAAGGTAACCAATCTATTTGACGACTGGATAACAGTCAGCTGGAAAGAGAAAGGCAAATGGTGCTATCAAATATTTTCGGCTACCACTGAGCCGGGGAAAAAGGGCATGCTCGAAGGCAAAGCCAAAGGCGGCGTGTTCATTTTAAAAGAAGGGCAGTATCGAGGATCACATGAAATTGGATTGCATCAGGGGAAATATAAAGCGCTAAGGCAATGCGGTGCGCTGCGTGGTTACCGCGACGGCGATAGGGATATGGAGTTTGATTTGGTGCAGGAGCAGGAAGTTTGGAACGCTGGCGTTAATATTCATAAGGCAGGCGTTAACAGCACCTACGTGGAGAACTGGAGCGAAGGCTGTCAAGTGTTTAAAATCGAGCAGGATTTCAACGAGTTTATGGAGATCATAGAAAAAGCGGCCACAATTTACGGCGACCGCTTTACTTATACACTTATAGGAAGTAAGGATATTATTCCGCAGCTTGATTAAGTTCAGCAATTGCCGCTGGCGTTGTGCTACTCACGTCTTGGATTTCTTCCACGGCGTGCATACCCATCATTATATCGGGCGCGTATAGACGGCCAAAAAAAGCGGCGGCACGATAGCGCAGCATAAGTTCCGGCATGGTTTGCCATTTGCTACCTTGCTTAGTTAACCATCCTTCGGCTTTCGCCATATCTAGCGTGACTGTTGGGCCTTCCAATAGTTCGCCCGTGGCTTTCTCCGTGGCGTATGCCTTGCAGCTTTTATCGGTGGCTTTGTACTTAAGAGCTGTAAACCTACCGGAGGCATTTAGCGCTGCAATAATAAAAGCAGACGACCACGACGGGCGGCCTTGGATTATGTGGAGATTCTGCATAACCATAAGCGGAGAGGCGCCAATTCTGTGCGCCATTTCCAACGCTACCAATGTGTTTGGTATGTTGTTTTGGTAATCCTTGGGGATCATGGTAGAGGATGAAAGGGCTTTAGCGACACGCTGCGCGTGGTCAAAAGCTTGCAGGCTAAATGTTTCCTGCGAATCTGTGGTTGTTATTTCGGTTGTCATAATGTTAGTTCAGTTATTATATTGTCATACATAGGCCAAGCGTCCGCCTGCTGGCATTGCTGGAATTTTTCCACGTCTTGCCACATAATTGCCGTACCTGTGGCAATATCTTTTTCGCTCAAATAATATAGCCCTATTTGATAAGGCGGCGTTTTCTCAATAGCTACAAATATAAACGCATTTACTTCGTAGCCTAGCGCGCGCATACCTGCAATATACATGGCCGCCTGCACATGGTAGCGGTATTTCCAAACGCTGCGCTTAAATCCCTCCGGTGATGCGTCGTCGGTTGTCTTTAAATCCACAATAATACTGCGGCGCTCATTGTATTTATCGACTATGCCGCGGAAGTGTTGCCCCTGTTCTTCCCAAATTATATCCAATTCGGTAGGGCCTTCGGAAAATAACAGTGACGAAGCCAGCGTGTTATCTTTAATAACGTTATACATGGCTTCAATCTGCGCATCCTGCTCGCGTGTTATAACGGTTAACCCTTCAGAGGCTGCTAGAAATTCATCGTATTTTTGTTTTCCTTCCTTGGTGCGGCGGTCAAGCATAGGCGCCACCGTGTAACGCTTTCCAAATTCGGACGGCTCTAATATTCGGCAGTGCAGCGCCTTGCCAAACGTAAGCGCTGGCGTTGGTTCGGGTTCAATATATTGGCCGCTAAGATATTTCCACCAATATAGGTAAGGGCTTTTGTGGATTAGGTCAAGCCTAGATTTCGAAAGGTAATTTGTTTGTATCATATAGTTTAGTATAACAATGGTTAGCGTCTAGAAAATAATCGCCTTCGTCGCGGCCGTAGTCGAACATTAATAGAAAGTGATCGCGTTCCTGCATGATAGCCTCGCGAGCTAATTCCGTAACGGGATGCAATTCACCCAATTGACGCAGCGCTAAATCGTAAACGTCCATCATTGGAGTGGTGAGGCGTTTATTGTCAAGTTCGCGCTGGAAGGCTTCGGCTAGTGGCTTGCTTTCGTAGCATGCGCGGCGGATTCCGTTTTTCCAAACACAATAGCGCCAGCCCTGTGGTAATTTTGTTCTAGTAATTGTTGATTTTTCGTCCATAATTGTTGCAAATATAGAACAAAATACTATCTTTGCAATATGTTTTTACAAGAATTAAAAAATAAAGCAGCAAAAAAAGGGCGAACGTTGAGCAGCATTTGCGACGAATTGGGAATACACCGCAGCGTAATAGCGCGCTGGGAAAAGGAAGCGCCGAAGTCAATTAAAATATATCAAAGGTTGCAGCAAGCGATTGAAAGGTTATGAAGTTTCTATATTTAACGTCGTTAATGACCGACAAAAAAATGCTATTGAATCTTAATAAGATTAAATGCGTTTATTGGGATGACAAAAACAGCGCGGTGAAAATTGAACTTGAAGGCGGTGAGTATTTTTTTGTTAAAGAAAGCGTAGAAGAAATTGTTAAAACTTTGAAATTATTTTAATATGAACCTGCGCCCCTACCAAGCCCAAGCCGTTGACGACATACGCGCGGCGTTTAAATCCCACAGAAGGGTATTATATCAGTTGCCCACAGGTGGAGGCAAGACGGTTATATTTTGCCATATAACAAGGGAAGCGGTGCGGAAGGGTAAGCGCGTTTTAATATTAGTACACAGGCAAGAATTGCTGAGGCAAACGACGGCCAAGCTATCCCAGTGGGGCGTGCCTTGGGAAACCATCGAGGCAGGGAAACCGACAGCGAACGAGTGGCCTGTATCTGTGGCTATGGTGCAGACGGCAGCACGTCGCGAGCTGGAGCGGTACGATCTAATTATTTGTGACGAAGCCCATCACGCAGTCGCTGGCAGTTGGGCAGGTATAATTGAGAAACAACCGCAGGCTTATTTGCTTGGCGTTACAGCCACTCCTTGCCGCATGGATGGCAAAGGATTAGGCGACGCATTCGAAGTGCTGTTAGAAGGCGTTAAAATACGTCAACTTATTATGGACGGATTCCTGTGCGAACCTAAAATATACGCCGCAAGCGTGGCCGATTTAACAGGCGTGCGGGCAGTGGGTGGCGATTACAACCGGGGCGATTTAGAAACCGCGTTAATGAAATCAAGGATAACAGGAGACGCGGTGCGCGAATACCAACAGCATGCCGACGGATTGCCTGCGATTGTTTTCTGTGTATCTGTGCAGCACGCACAGGCCACAGCTCAAGCGTTTACCGATGCCGGTTATCGCAGCGCTGCAGTAGACGGCAGCATGGACGACAGCGAGCGGAAGCGTTTAATAAACGGGTTAACTACGGGCGAGGTACAGGTACTAACAAGCTGCGACATAGTAAGCGAGGGAACTGATATTCCTGCGGTGGCTGCGGCGATATTACTACGTCCGACGAAATCGGAAGCGCTGTATTTGCAGCAGGTAGGTAGAGCGTTGCGGCCGATGGAGGGGAAACAGCACGCAATTATATTAGATCACGCAGGGAATGTATTCCGTCATGGGATGCCGACAGCGGCACGTGATTGGAAGTTGGAAGGGAGAGATAAACAGGCAAGGCAGAAAACTGCGGAGGCGGTTAGGCAATGCAAACTGTGCTACGCTGTACACCAAGCGGCTGTTTGCCCTGAATGCGGAGCGCCTGCGCCGTTAAAGCCAAGGCAAGTTAAAAAAGTAGCAGGGCAATTGGTGCCGGTGGAGGATGTAGAGCGCGTAAAACGTGAGGCGAAAGTTGAAGTTTGGGGCGCTAAGTCGTTAGAGGAACTGAAGGCGATAGCGTTTCGCCGTGGGTATAAGCCCGGTTGGGCTTACCACCGTTGGCAGATGTATAATAGAAAATAGTTAAATTAGCGCAATGGAGCGCGGTAAATTTAGGGCTGAGCCGTTGGACACGCCAACAAACGAAACAAGCCTTATGCGGCAGATTATGCTTGCAGTTAGCAAAATTACAGGCGTTCGGATATTCCGAAATAATACAGGGTTTGACAGCACGAATAAAGTACGTTACGGGCTGATTCAAGGCAGCAGCGATTTAATTGGATGGAAATCGGTAACCGTTACTCCGGAGATGGTAGGGCAGCAAGTGGCTGTATTTGTCGCGCTGGAAGTTAAGACGCCGAAAGGCCGCGCCACCGATGAACAGAAGAACTTTGTTAACGTGGTAAACGCCGCAGGTGGCAAGGCCGCCATAGTGCGCTCGGTTAGCGAAGGTATCAAGGTATTGTCATAGAAATGTCATATTTGTTGCAATTTTGCAACGATTATTTGTATTGTTAAATTAATGTGCATAGGTTTGTTGGACATTAAAAACAAAATATTATGCTAC